TATATAAGGATATTCTTGGTTCTAAAAACCAAATTTTATTAAATAGAGAACTAATGCAACTAGATGATGTTGATATTAGTGGTACTATTAAAATGAATACTTTAGATAGATTTAACGAACCAGTTCCCTCTCTAAACAAACTAGATTTTATGAAAATCCTCCTTAAGTACAAGGTTATAGGAAACTTCGGTGATATCAATGATTGGTTAAAAACCACATTTGGTAACATCATTACAGATTAATTTATTGGGTGATTGAAGATTGAGATAAAACCGCTCATTCATGGCTACCGGATATCATCCATAAATTATTTTAAAAAATATTAGGTTATTACAAATATATTTCGTATATTTGTATTCAAATTACTAAAACACTTAAATGCAAGAACAAGTAGATACATTATCAAAATATGGACAATCCTTTCAGTCAAAGGTTCTCTCAGCTCTTCTTGTTGATGGTAAATTTTTAGATACTATATCTGAAATAACCACACCTAAGTTTTTCGAAAACGATGCAAGTAAGTGGATTGTTAGTGAAATTTTAGAATATCATGACGGATATAGACAACCACCAACATTAGATGTATTTAAATCTCAGTTATCCAAGGTAGATAACCCAATCTTAAAGAAAACAGTTATAGATCAACTAAGACACGTTTTCACACAAGTTGGTAATGTTGATTTAGAATACATTAAGAATGAATTTACAGATTTCTGTAAAAATCAAAATCTTAAAGGAGTTATATTACAATCAGTTGATTTACTTCAAGCTGGTCAATATGATAAAATAAAGGATTTAGTAGATAGTGCAATGAAAGTTGGTACTGAAACTGATTTAGGACATGATTATAAGATAGATTTTGATGAAAGAGCAAATGAACTAAAACGTACTACTGTTCCAACTAATTGGCAACCTATTAATGATTTAATGGATGGAGGATTAGGACCAGGTGAACTTGGAGTTGTGGTTGCACCATCGGGTGTAGGTAAAACATGGATTCTTACCGCATTAGGTGCAGATGCCGTTAGAAGAGGACTGAGTGTGGTTCATTACTCTATGGAGTTATCAGAACACTATGTAGGAGCTAGATATGATACCGTATTCACACAAATCCCCTCAACTGATTTAAAAGAAAGAAAAGATGATGTTAAAACTAAAATAGAATCTCTACAAGGTAAATTACTTATTAAGTATTTTCCACCAAAAGGAGTTTCTGTTAAAAAGTTAAATCAACATATTGAGAAAATGATGATTTCAGATAATAAACCAGATTTAATCATTGTAGATTATGCTGATTTACTATTATCGGATTCAAATAAACATGATTCAACTTATGCTGAACAAGGTGGTGTTTACATTGACCTTCGTGGTATGGGTGGGCAATTAGAAATCCCAATATGGACAGCATCTCAAACTAATCGTTCCGCTATTGATTCGGAAGTTATTGAAGCAGATAAGATTGCTGATTCATATGCTAAAGTAATGAATGCAGATTTCATTATGAGTTGGAGTAGAAAATCAAAAGATAAATTGAATGATACTGCAAGAGCCCACATAATGAAAAACAGATTTGGACCTGATGGAATTACATTTCCATGTAAGATGAATACCAATACAGGATATATTGAAGTATATGATGGTAATTCACCAGATGGTGTAATTGCAACAAAGCAATCTGCAAGTGGACAGTTGGAAACGAAGAAATTACTTCATAAGAAGTATGTAGAAAACATGGGATAATGATAAATTACAAATCATTTGGTAAGTTCATTGAACATAATGAGTTAGATTTAGAATATCATAGGGTTACCCAAGATATATTTAGTATCGAAGATGTAGATTCTGCATTAGAGATAATTTTCAAATATCATCGTGAAAAGGGATTCCCTCATTATAATGTTTCTACTCATAATAGGTTACAACAATTCAAATCTTTAAAAAGGTTTGATGAACAAACTTTATTTAAGGATGGTAAAATAGACCAAACAATGCATGGATTATCACTTGCATGGACTTATTTTCCTCATTGGGTAGATGTAATATGTGGTTCAAGTAAATTATCACCAATTGAATATTGGAATAATGATGATAAGTTAAAAGAAATTATTAGAAAAACTTGGAATTGGCAACTCAAACATGGTAGTGGTTCTTTTACTTTAAATCGATTAAGACAGAATTTAAAAATATATGGTGGTAATCAATCTGTAAGTAATTTCAGACCATCAGCGGCAAAATTCATCTATAATACCTATGGAAACCAAGGAGTTGTGTGGGATATGAGTTGTGGATGGGGAGGAAGGTTATTAGGATTCCTTTCAAGTGATTGTAAGAAGTATATTGGTACTGAACCTTCATCTAAGACATTCGATGGATTAGAGAGGTTAAATAGTGATATAGATTTCTTTGGTAAGGAAGTAGAGTTACATCAACTAGGTTCAGAGGTGTTTACACCAGATAAAGAATCAGTTGATTTATGTTTTACATCACCTCCTTACTTTGATACTGAAAAGTATGCAGATGAAGAAACTCAATCTTATATAAAATATCCTTCTGAATCAACTTGGATAGATGGTTTTTTAAAAGATACTATTTCAAACTGTTATTGTAGTTTGAAAGTTGGTGGAAAGATGATGTTAAACATCGCTAATACCAAAAAATATAAAACAATTGAAAAAGAAACGATACGAATTTCCGAGGAAATAGGTTTCAAGCACATAGATACTGTATATTTAATTTTATCATCGGTATCTGGAAATGGAGAAAAGTTAGAACCCATTTTTGTGTTTGAAAAATAGAGGAAAGAATATCAAAAAAATTATTATACACTTAGTAAAAAAAAATAAACTGTGTGATAATAAAAAATTATCGGAAATCTATTCCGTTTTTGGAAATAGATGATAATTATAAACACCCCCTTACGAAGAGGTGGGCTTAATAAATTAATAATTAATAAATTTTATGGCAAATTCAAACGAACTATTCGAACAAATTAAAGAGTTATATACTCAATTCGAAACAGAACACAACGGGAGCTCAAAAGCTTCTGCATCAAGAGCTAGAAAAGCAATTGGTGAAATCAAGAAACTTGTAACCGATTACAGAAAAGTATCAGTAGAAGAAAACAAGTAATCTAGATAACTATGAGCAAATTATTCGAAGAAAGAATACCATTCAAACCATTTGAATATCCAATGTATTACACCGAAGGGTGGCTTAAGCAAGCACAGGCATTTTGGTTACATACTGAAATATCTATGCAAGGTGATGTGAAGGATTGGAATGAAGTACTTACTGAATCTGAAAAAAACTTAGTTGGTAATATTCTTTTGGGATTTGCTCAAACTGAGTGCGCAGTATCTGATTATTGGACTAATATGGTTACCGATTGGTTTCCTAAACACGAGATAAGACAGATGGCAATGATGTTTGGTTCACAAGAAACAGTTCATGCTACTGCATATTCATATCTAAATGAAACACTAGGGTTAGATGACTTCTCAGCGTTTTTGCACGAACCTGCAATTGCTGAGAAGTTTGAACTCTTAACAGCAACATCTAATGAATGGAAGCATACAGATTTGGCAACAAATCCTATTGCAAGAAAAGAAGTTGGTAGAAGTTTAGCAATCTTCTCTGCATTTAGTGAAGGAGTATCCCTATACTCTTCATTTGCAGTGTTGTACTCATTCCAAATGAGAAATATGTTAAAAGGGATTGGACAACAAATGAAATGGAGTGTAAGAGATGAATCACTACATTCTAAAATGGGTTGTCAATTATTCAGACACATGAGTGATGAATTCCCAGAATTACTAGGAGATGCCAAAGAAGGTATCTACGAAGCAGCAAAACTTATCATACAATTAGAACACAACTTCATTGATATGATATTTGAACAAGGTGATTTAGAAAATCTAAAAAAGAAAGATTTAAAGAACTTTATTGTAAAAAGAGTAAATGAGAAACTTCTTGAACTTGGATATGAAGTAAAAGAAGGGACGGATGATTACTTTGAATATGATAAAAAATCAGCGGCAGAATTGGATTGGTTCTACCATTTAACTGGTGGATTAACACATACTGATTTCTTTGCTATTAGACCTACTGATTACAGTAAGGCAAATGAAGGTGAAGATTGGGGTGACTTATTTTAAAAAATGACACCATTTGATTATTTAAATACGAGTATTAAATCGTATCAAAGAGTTAGTAGTTTACAAGGAATTGGACTATTTGCATTAGTTGATATCAAAAAAGGTGATATTCTTTTTCCAAAGTGGGAAGGAAACACAAGTTTTTACAAAATAAAGTTTAGTGAGGCTAAAATATTACCAAGAGAAGTATTATCATACATACTTCGTTCGTTTGTAAGTACAATTGAAGATGATAACTCGGATATCAATTTTAGATTAGTTAAGGATACTAATTTCTTATTCACAGAACCGTTATGCTTACTAAACTCAAAAGAAGAAGAAGGAAACGTTGATTCACGAAGTGGAATTGCGTTAATTGATATAAAAAAAGATGAAGAACTCTATGGAAACTATCAATACAGACCAAAAAAAATATTAATATAAAACTAATTAAAAATATAAAATGGCTAAAAATCACGGAGACGAATTGGGATGGGAATTAGATGTTGATTTCCCATCATGGGCTAATACAGAAATATACGTAAAAACAATATCAAAAGGATATTTGTTACCTGGTGAAAAACCAAAAGATGCTTATTGGAGAGTTGCATCAAGAGTTGCAATGAGATTAGAAAAACCTCAGATGGCAACTAAATTCTTCGATTATATGTGGAAAGGTTGGTTAAACCTAGCAACACCTGTATTATCAAATACTGGTACTGATAGAGGATTGCCTATATCTTGTTTTGGTATTGATGTTGCAGATTCAATTTATGATATTGGTTCTAAAAACTTAGAATTAATGTTACTTGCTAAACATGGAGGAGGAGTTGGAGTTGGTATCAACCAAATCAGACCAGCGGGTTCATCTATTACAGGCAATGGAACATCTGATGGTGTAATACCATTTGCTAAGATATATGATTCTACAATCCTTGCTACAAACCAAGGTTCAGTACGAAGAGGAGCTGCATCAGTAAACCTTAATATAGAACATA